AAAAGACGGCATTGACTTCATCGCGTCACTTCCTAACCCTGATGAAATTAAGAGTCAGAGTTTACGGGACCGCGTCGAAGAGGCTCTTGAAAGTGTTGAGCTTGGCCTCGTTCGTGCGACCTCGATTGGTTTCCGTCCTATCAAGTTTGCTTTCATGAAGGACGGAGGAGTTGACTTCCAAGAAACTGAGGTGATGGAATTATCGCTAGTGACGATCCCAGCAAACGCTGAGGCCACCATCTCTCAGATTAAGTCTATTTGCCACTCCGGTAAGTCTGGAGACCTCAACGCCAAAGACATGAGCACCGGTCAATCGACCGATAATGCGGCGAAAGCCGCGACGACTGTCAAGGCATCATCCAACCCAAAGGAGGCATCGAAGATGCCGAAGACTGTTGCAGAAAAAATTTCTGCGTTTGAGGCCACTCGCGCCGCGAAAGCTGCGCAGCTGGTGAAGCTTGCGGAAGGAAGCGGTGAAGGCGATCAAATGGAGACGCTGAACACCGAACAGAAGGAACAGCACGACAACTTGGTGACGGAGCTGAAGGAAATTGACGAGCACCTCGTTCGTCTGCACGACACCGAGAAGTACGTCAAGGAGAGCGTGAAAGAAGTGACCTCCGAGACGATCACTGCTGAGAAGGCGAAGCAGACTAACAGCAGTGCCGTTGTTCGCGCCAAGGTGAATGCGAACGTTCCGAAGGGTCAATCCTTCGTGCGTTATGCGCAAGCACTGACGGCAGGCAAAGGCAGCGTTGATGCGTCGATACGCTTTTGTAAGTCGGCAATGCAGCGTGGTGGCTGGGATAACACCCCAGAAGTTCTCGACTGGCTGGAGCTTGACATCTCGTCGATCATGCGAGAGAAGGCTGCGGTTGGCGTCGGCACTACGACAGATGCGACATGGGCTTCGCCGCTCATTGCGTATAACGTTCTCGCGTCGGAGTTCATCGAATTCCTACGCCCGAACACAATTATCGGTCGCATCCCCGGCTTGCGTCGTGTTCCCTTCAACATCCAGATGCCGCGCACGACGAGTGCGACGTCAGCCGGGTGGGTCGGTGAAAACGCTCCGAAGCCGGTTAGCGCGATGGCCTTCGATACGGTTCAGCTGCGTTGGGCAAAGGCCGCAGGCATCGTCGTCCTCACGGACGAGTTGGTGCGGTTCTCTAACCCGTCGGCAGAAGCCGTTGTTCGGCAGGACCTCGTCGACACTATCACGCAGTTCCTTGATCGTCAGTTTGTTGACCCATCGGTGGCCGCAGTCACCAACGTGTCACCGGCCTCGATCACGAATGGCGTGACTGGCGTGACTCCGACTGGAACGAACGAAGCGGCGCTTCGCGCGGACGTAGCAACGTTGTTTGCCAACTTGCTTACGCTCAACTTGTCGCCGTCTGGTGGCGTGTGGATCATGACGCAGCAGCAAGCTCTGCGGTTGTCGCTCATGGTGAACTCGCTCGGTCAGTCGTCTTTCCCGAATATCAACGCGGAAGGCGGCACGTTGTTTGGTTATCCAGTTGTGGCTTCGGAAAACATTCCGTCCACGACAGGTTCGCCAACAGAAGGCTATCCGATCATCTTCGCGCTCGCGAAGGAGATTTTGCTAGCTGATGATGGTCAGGTTGTGCTCGATGCCAGCAATCAGGCTTCGATCCAACTCGACAGCGCTCCGGATTCACCTCCGGGCGCTTCGACTGCCTACATCTCCATGTGGCAGATGAACATGACCGGTCTGCGCGCTGAGCGCTGGATCAACTGGCTGAAGCGCCGCACTGGCGTTGTTCAGTTTATTTCGGCTGGTTTGTATCGCTAAGTCTGACTTCGGTTAGCTCGCCCCCGCGAGCTGGCCAAGGTGGAGGAGGACCAGTGCAGAGTCGCCCCTGTAACTGGTCCTCTTTTCCTTAAACAAACGGGAGAAACAAAGTGAAAGTCTTGGTCGAAGCCTTGCAGAACTTTCCATACGATTACGCTGACCGAAAGGTTGGCGATAAATTTGAGTGTGACTCCGAGCACGCTCGCGTTTTCGAAGTTCATGGAAAAATTAAAACCATAAAAGAAATTGCCGAAGAACTTCCTGAACAATTGCCATACCCAACTGCCTCCCACACTGCTGAAGAAGATGGAGATGACGCGGTCGAACGTCGTCGCAATAAGAAATACAAGCGCCGGGATATGCGAGCAGAAGAATGAAGATACTAGGATTTGAAGTCAGTCGTGTAAAGACTCCGGTTCCAGCGACGACAACTCCGGTTGGTTGGACTTTCAGCGGTCCCGGTGATTGGCTTAACGGTTGGCCGATTGTCCAAGAGCCTTTCACCGGCGCTTGGCAGCGCAACATGGAAACGCGCTTGGAAAGCGTATTGTCTTTTTACGCGGTCTATGCCTGCGTTAATCTTATTGCTGGAGATATCGGCAAACTTAATCTCAAGCTCGTCCAGAAGATTAAAGAGAATGTCTACGAGGAAATTGATGTTCCGGCTTTTTCGCCTGTTCTTCGCGTGCCGAACCGCTACCAGACGCGCCAACAGTTCATGGAGAACTGGATGGTGTCCAAGCTTACGTCCGGCAACACTTACATTTTGAAGGGACGTAATAAATCAAACCTCGTCGAGGAGATGCATGTTCTGCATCCGGCTCTTACCAAGCCTATGATTTCAGATTTGGACGGGTCAATTTGGTATGCCATTGGCACCGATCCTTTGGCCGGTGTTGAAGACTCAAACGTTATGGTTCCAGAGTCTGAGATTATTCATGACCGGTTTCCGCCGCTCGGCGGTCATCGGCTTTGTGGTGTCTCGCCAATAATGGCATGTGCGCTGGCAGCTGTTCAGGGAATGAACATCCAGCGCAACTCGGTAAAGTTTTTTGCCAATGGTGCCAAGCCGAGTGGTGTTTTGACAGCACCTGGTACTATCGACGAGACGACGGCGAAGAGATTGAAGGAACAGTGGCAGCAAAACTATTCAGCCGACAATATCGGCAAGGTGGCTGTCCTTGGTGACGGTTTGTCCTATGCGCCAATAGAAATGATGACGGCGCAGGATGCGCAGGTTGTTAATCAAATGAAGATGACGGCGGAAATGGTGTGTACCGCTTTTGGCGTTCCACCACACAAAGTCTCAATTGGTCAGATGCCAAATTATAATAACATTGAGGCACTTGACCAGAATTATTATTCAGGCTGTTTGCAGAAACACATTGAGGCAATCGAAGCCTGTCTCGACAAAGGTTTGGGATTGGAAAAACAATCCATTCCTTACCAGACCGAGTTGTGTCTTGATGACCTTTTGAAAATGGACACTCCGACTAAAATCAAGACTTACATGGATTCAGTTCGTGGCGTGTTAACGGCAAACGAGGCACGCGAGAAGTTGGGATATGATGATGTTGAAGGCGGCGACGCCGTTTTGTCCCAGCAACAGAATTATGACATTGCGGCACTCGCCAAAAGAGATGCGAAGCCAGACCCATTTGCATCCAATAAAATTCCAGCGGCACCCAAGCCAGCTCCGCAGACGCCAGACAACTCGGGAGAGCAGTTGACCCAACCCGAACCGCAGAAGGCTCTGCCACCTCCAAAAGCTGAGTGGGGAAAAGAGAGCTTGCTGAAAGGATTAAGAGATGCAGCCGCATGAGCAGGCGCAATTTCTCACTGCCGTAAGCGAGTTCGTTCAGGAACAAGTTGTCAAGGCTGTGTCGTCGGCAGTGCAGCCTTTACAGATGAAGATCGAAGATTTGGAAGCGCAACTTGCCGCTCGACCAATCATCGAGGAAGGCGACGTTATTGAGCGCACCTTCGATTCAGTCATGAAGAATTTATCGCCAGATAAATATGCGATGATGGACGACATCAGCAAGATCGTTGAGCACGAACGAGTGCAGACTGGTGAAGCGCTAATGCGCATCAGCGACGTGATGAAACTTATGCAAGATAAGATTGAAGCATTTCCTGTTCCGAAGGACGGAAAGGATGGCGCAGACGGAAAGGATGGCGTGGTCAACTACGACAAAATGACCGAAGTTTTGAATGGCCTCATCGCTCAATATTTTATGGCTTACCCAGTCAAGCATGGTCGCGATGGTGAGCCGGGCAAGGATGGTGTCGACGGAAAAGACGCGGAAATAAATTGGGAAGGTGTAAGAGGAGTTGTTGCTGAATTGGTCGAAGAGCATCACAAAAAATATCCTGTCGCTGATGGTATGGACGGCAAGGACGGGGCTAGCATAACGGCTGATGATGTTTTGCCAGCTGTCCTGTTGCATACAGAACAGACGATTGAAAAATTATTTACTGAATGGCCAAAGCCAAAGGATGGTAAAGACGGCAAAGACGGTGAAAGAGGGACCGATGGTCACGACGGCAATTCTGTATCACCTGACGATGTTCGTGATATGGTCGACGCTTCTGTTTCTAAGGCTGTCGCTGCTCTTCCTGGGCCTGTTGATATTACTGGCTCTGTCATTGACCGTGATGGTGTTCTCTCTTTCCTGCGAAGTAACGGCACAACTCTCAAGGTGGGCTCAGTGGTCGGCAAGGATGGGCGGAGTGTTACTGCCGAAGAGGTTCGAAAGCTGGTTGAAGAAGCTGTAGCAGAACTCCCGCCTGCAAAGGATGGAGCACCCGGAAAGGATGGTATTGACGGTGTTGGATTTGACGGACTTGATATCAAAAAAA